ACAAAGTTTGCTGATGTGTGGTCTGTAACACAGATCCATAATCCGCCGCTAGATTTAACTACATCGTTGACTTTGTATCGAACAGCAGATAACCAATCACCTTTATATTCGATGCCTCTGTTAAAATAGTCCCACTTGCCTTGATCGTTTTCTAGTCCTAATGAAACTGTAGCAGCTGATGTGTGGCCTTCATTACAAACGTATGTTGTTCCGCCATATTTGACAATGTCACCAATTTTATATTTTTCGTTGGTGCTCCAATCGCCCTTCCAGTCGTTGCCTTTGGTAAAGACATCCCATTTTCCTAAGTCAACTTCTAACCCGTCAGTGGTTGTTGAAGCCGATGTATGTGCTGTATTACATAGGTAAACATATCCGCCGTATTTTACTAGGTCATTAACTTTATAAACAGTATTTGTATCCCAAGATCCTGTCCAATCAAAACTTTCCGCAAATAAATCCCAATCACTTTGGTTAGTTTCTAATACAGAGCTTGAAGTATGGCCGTTGTTACAAATATAAACATATCCGCCGTATTTTACAATATCGTTTTGTTTATAAAGTGTAGTTGCTGTCCAATCACCTTTCCAAGATTGTCCATCGCTAAATTGGTTCCAACGTGCTGGAATATTTTCTAAATCTGTATAAAAATCTGCATCTGCGGTGTGACCAATAACGCACACGTAGGTCTTACCACCGTAAGCCACGATATCATCTTTGTAGTACGAAGTACCGGTTGCCCAGTTGTCTTTCCATACAAATTTAATTCTACCTAGTTTAAATTCAGCCATTTATAGCTCCATATTATTCTTAATCATATTTATCTAAAAAAATTATCTCACGATTTTGTAAAATAATTCAATGCAAGTAACGTACCGTCTACTCCTCCGGTAAAGTTTACCTGGCTACCAAATATTAACTCATCTCCGCTGGTTGTAGATATTAGGTCTGGACCAATAGTTACAACACCTGCAGTCAACGATCCAGTGGTAGCATCTGAACCACCTCCTGAAACTCTTGCAGTCAAGTATGCTTTAATTGCTCTCTGTGTAGGAACAATGTTATTACTGTCAGCGATAAAAGTTCTGTCTGTTGAGAATTCTCTAATAACTGTTCCAGAACCGCCTACAGAAACTCCACCTATTCTAATTTCTTCTAGACCTTCTAACTGGAAGAATTGTGCGTTTAATGTTACAGTACCTGTAGATTGTTCAACAGCAAATAATTCTCCGCAACGGAAATTACCTTCTTCGTCAGTTGATGTATAGAATACACGACCTCCGTTGGCTTCATATACCTGGTTTTCAGGAGATATTACTGACCCGTTTGGATTTAGTGTATCTGGATAATTTGTTTGATAGTAGTTTCCTAGACCAATTTCTAAGAAATCGTGACCTGTTATGCGGCATTGTGAATACAATTGTCTAATTGTTACACCGGTACCGTGTTCAGGACTTTCTTCTCTACCTAAATCTTTAGCAATTTCTAATTGTGCTGTATAATTTCCGGTAGATCCTCCTAACACAACAGCTCTCAACAGTTTATATGTGTAGTCGTTAATACCTGAAATATTAACGTTATCGCCCGGGCTTGGAATTCTATCTAATCCCTGTACAACTAGATATCCGCCTATTTGATATTCATCTTTGTATCCGTCGCCAGAGACTGATACTCGTGTACTGGTTGTTTCGTATCCTTCACCTGCATTTAGAATGGTTGGGTTTCCTAAAACTCCGTTGCCTGTTCTTACCTGTACAAATACATCTGTGTCTGCATTTGGATCAACAATAGTCATAACCGGAGCAGAAGTATAACCACTACCTGGTTCCCAAATTGTTAATGCAGTCATTCTTCCGGCTACCACATATGCTCGTGCTCTAGCTGTGGCTCCTGTCTGTACAGATCTAACAATTGTAGAGTTTGCTGTAAGTCCTGCTAATACTAACCACTTTCCTGGTTTTGTATTTGCGCTATAGGTTACAGAACACCACGGAGATGAAGTTCCTAATGATTGGTAATTCCACAATACACCGTCTCTAGACGTTGCACATACTGTAGTTCCGTTAGCGACTGCAAAGAATATGCCCTGAGCATATGTAATTTCTCTCCAATCTTGTGCTTGAATAGTTTTTTCTGTCCAGGTAATACCATCCCAACTTATAGAAACTTCAGTTGCACCGGCATATCCTCCAGACAATGCAACAAATCTTCCGTTACCGTAGGCTAAAGAATAACTTCCCTGAGTGATTGAACCTAAGGTCCAGGTAATTGCATCAGAACTGTATGCTACTGCTGCTGAAGTAGAATCACTTAATGCTGTAGTCACATACTTGCCCTTACCATAGGCTACAGAATTCCAGTCAGCGCCTTCAGGAAGAGTAGATGCTATCCAAACCGATCCGTTTGTACTATAAGCAGCCTTAGTGCCACCGCTTGCTACAGCTACCCATTTTCCGTTACCGTAGGTAACATCACGCCATTCAGCAGTCGAAGGCATAGTCATTGATGACCAATTAATTCCATCAGTTGACGAAGCTGCGCTGCCGTTTGAAGCAAATGCCATAAAAATACCATTTACATAACGAACTCGAGTCCACAATGCTGAGGAAGGTAATGTTGTAGTATCCCAGGTCACACCATTATCTGTGGTATATGCTACAGAATTTGTATCCAACGCTACAGTCACAGCAATTTCATCGCTGGCTGCAATGCTAGACCATTGTCTATTGGCTGGTAAAGTTTTAGCAGAACTACTAAAACCAGGACTACTCAAAGTTACTCTTGGTTCTATAAAATAATTTGTTGACTTATCTAGTGTAGGTTCGATGGCTCGACCTTCATCTAAATGTTCCCATCCTAATTGATGTAAGGTCATTGTGCCTACACCATTTACTAAATTAAATGTTGCTCCCGGACCTGCTGTGTCACTTATTGTAATCGATGTACTGCTAACAATAGTTTTTACATAATAAACAGTCAATGATTCAATATTTCCGTATGTAGTTCCAGTAAACATTATAGGATCATTAACAGATAATGCTGAAGTAGATCCTACAGTAACTCTCATTCCAGAGGATGATGTTCCAGTTACTGCAATAGAACTTGTTGATTCTTTAGCAATGTAAGCATATTTTCCAGTTTCGTCAAAGTCAGCAATATATCCATACTGTCCTGTGCCTGTTCCTCTTCCGATAACTAATCTTAGTCCTCTGTAGGCTTCAGCAGTTTCAATGTCTGAACCAGCTAACTGTATTGACACAGTATTTCCGCCTTGTGAAGAATTAGTAATAAATTTATATCCAAGGCCGCCTTCAGCAGACGAGTCTCCTGGATTAGCGATTCGAATTTCTTGTACACCGCCGTTTCTAAATTCATCAACTTCTACAGAAGCATTAATACCTGATCCAGTAATTGTAAATGTTCCGGCCGTGTATTCTACACCTGCATTACTAAAGAACATTTTTTGAAGACCACCTTCGTCGTTGATTAATGTTTGATAAACGTCTGCATCATAGTATCTATTGTTAACTGTTGCTGTAATAGGTGTTTCAGCAATATTATATCCTTCTGAAACTGCACCTAATACTCCGTATGAACAGTTGCCGTTAGCAGCTCGAATTTTTCCACCGTTGGTTGCTAGGTAACCAATATAATTATAATATGTAAACACTGAAATACATTCAGTTCTTCCTGTGCCGTTGGCCCATACACCGATACCATCGCTGATAACCTGTGTAAAGTCGTTGGAAACCATAGTTTGATTTCCGCCAGAGTGTAGGTTTCCGTCAATCTTAAATCCAATACAGCCAGTACCAAAGGTTGTGCAGTTTTGAATATACGGAGATCTTGTTCCTACCCAGGCCGATTCGTCTGAAGGACCGTATCCAGGATCTAAACTAACAAATGCACCAGCAGTTGGTCTGCTGGTTCCGTATACGTTAGGAGCACTTAGAGTTCCCTCTAATCCTCTCATGGTCATATTTCTAATACCGGCAGCGTCTCTGCAATAGAACATATTGCTGGCTTTATTGGCTGTAAAATCTGAACCGTTAATAAAGAATGTTGAAGCTTCTACTGTTTTATAATTTCCAACATACAAAATGTCGTATGCAAGAGCATCAATAATTCTTTCAATGTCAAAATCCCATCTATCAGGCAATGGCATTAATAGTGGATTAGTTTCTTGAACATATCCTGCAACCTGGGCTTTTATAAATTCATAATTGTTTTCAATCTGCGCATTTGCGTTTATATTTCCTGCCGCAGCAGATGGTGTATTTGTACTGCTTATCGATACATTATACTGCGTTTCAATTCTATTTTTCAACATTTCAATCAATGTTGTTAAAGAAACAATCTGTAAATTTTCTGCTGCTGATGCTGTAAAATCTTGAAATATATCTGTATTGTATAAAAGAACATCGGGTTGATCAACAATAGTTTCACCTACTGCTACACCTAATACAATTCTAGAAATTAAAGGTTGTAGATAATCTAATGCTGACAAGATTAAACTAATATAATCTGAACTAAACGGTGTGTCTGCTGGAAATACTGTCACAGATCTAATGTCATCACCAACTAGTGCTACATAAGGCTGTACTCTAATTGGTAATATTTCTGGATAGTCGCCTGTTCTAATAAAAATTGTAGAATGAATAGGAACATTTTCTGTAGCGTATCTGATGGATCTCCATGCGCTTTGAGGACTTGTTCCTCTGTTAGGGCCGTCTATCCCTTCTGGTGAAACAAAGAATACATTCTCTGAATTTAATAGATATTTCCAAGCTACTTCGCTGTTATATGCTGTAAGTGCTTGACCTTCTTGGTCTACTGGTAATGCTTTATAACCAATTGTACTTCCATCACCAGTGTCGCCAAATGTTCGAACATCGCCTACATTTTTTAATCTATTAATTCTATTACCGTCGGTAACTTTTTTCCAATATCTTCCTAGCAAAGAACTATCAACTAAGCCATCATCATCGGGTCTATTCCCATTATCAGAAATGTGTTTATCTAAACAGGTATATGTACTGGATACCCATACAACAGTATCTCCAGCAATATAAGTGGTATCAGGAGCCCATACTCCTCTCCACTTTATTCCTGTGGTTAATAAATCCCAGTATACAGAATTAGTTGTGCTGTTGTCGTCTAAAAAGTCTGGGTCTTGATTTGTATTATCTAACAAACAAGAATAAACATTTCCTCCACGTCTAACAACATCTCCTAATAGATATTGAGTTGCCTGGTTCCAATCGCCTCTCATTTTTAAACCAGTATATAATAATTCCCAGTTAAATGGTGAGAACGGAGGTTCTTGATTGGTGTGAATTCTTAGAGATTTATATAAATGACCACCATAACTTACAATATCACCTATTTGATATAATGTAGTTTCATCCCACTGAAGGTCATACTCGTTACCTGGACAGTATATGTCAAACTGTTCTGACCCAAACACAGATTCCGATGTGTGGAATGTGTTTGCAATATAAAGATATGCACCGTATTTTACAACATCATTAACTTTATAAATTGTAGAAGATTGCCAATCACCTTTGTACTCTGTTGACTGATGTAATAAAGTCCACTTTCCTTGATCTTTAGGTAATCCTAATGTGTCAGTTTCTGCAGAAACGTGAGGAATTTGACAAATGTAAACATTTCCGCCGTACTTTAAAATATCCCCAAATCTATATCTGGTATTTGTTGACCAACTATCTCTCCATGACTGAGAAATAACTACCTCTTCCCAAGATGATTGACTTGCTTCTAATCCTTCAACTATTGTTCCTGCTGAAGTATGAGACAGTACACATCTATAAACTTTTGCCCCATATATTACAATATCATTTATTCTATAATATGTACCAATAGACCAATTAGTTCTCCAGTTCGTAGACGAAATGTATGTTGTCCATTTTCCAGAATCAATTTCAAAACCAGATTCTAAATTTGCAGTTTCAAGTTCTGGAAATTTTGAGGTATGGGCTTCTGTACAAACGTAGGTTACGCCGCCAACGGAAACAATATCACCAACTTTATAATATACATCATTAGTCCACGCTCCTAGCCAACTTGTGCCGTCTGCTACTAATTCCCACTTTGGAGATAAAACAGGAGGTATATCGCTGTTATAATAATTTAAATCGTAATAAAAATCTGCGTTTGATGCATGAGATTCAATACAGTTATAAACTTTGCCGCCAAAACTTACAACATCATCTGGGTTATATTTGCTGTGAGCACTCCATACACCTCTCCAGGTATATTTAAATCTGCTTATTTTAAAATCTGCCATTTAATTATTCCTCTGATGAACCTTCGTCATATGTATAACCATTGTTTATTCTAGCAACTAATTGCCCCTCATCATCAATATAATAAAATATTGCTCTATCGTCCCAACGATATTGTTGATATTTTAAATTTTGATACTCAACATTGTGGTTTACATCAATGCCTTCGTAAAAGTCCACTCCAATTTCAAAACCATTAAAATTTTCTGTTTCGTCGCCGACTCTGTTAATTTCAATTGAATCGTTAGATCTCATTTGATCATTTCGTTGTAAAAATAAACTACCGTTTTCGTTTTTTCTAATACCGTAAAAAAATCTAGGAGTATCGCCTAATCTTGTTAACGGGTCTGTACCTAAATAATAATTTGAATTAGACATTATGATATCTCCACGTAACTTACAACCACTGAAATACTATCAGCCTGACTGCTGGTAATTCGTAATCCGCAAAATTCCGGCAATATTAATTTTTCACCGTTGGTTATTATTTTTGCAGAAGTATTTGGCGGTATAGTTAAACCTTTTATGTAATAAGCTGGTACGCTGTCTGAACCTGTTACAAACACATCAACATTAACTGTATCATAATCAGTAATATTTGCAATATTGCAGCCGATTACAGTTGCTCGAATACCTGCGTCAATAGTTAAAACATCGTTTGGTTCGGTCCCTAACGAATTGTGTGTAACATTTTTAAATAGTGTTGGCATTTTTTATCCTAGAGTTAATGCAAATGCAACAGAAATATCATTAGCCTGTGTTTCTGACACAGCTCCAGATGCACCTGCAGGACTAGCCCAAGAAACTCCGTCCCAAATTTCCAAAGCCTTTGAATTAGTATTATATCGTGTCATTCCGACAACCGCATAAGATGTTGGACGCTGCGCATCATTTCCTCTTGGCGGAACAAACCCATTGGTACCAACAATTTTAAGATAACCATTACCTGTATGGGTAATTGTTGTAACAGCACCGGATACTACGTTAGTAATAGAACTATCAATAATTTTAATATTACCAGTTCGTATACCTCCCGCAGCATTTCCTTCTAATCGCAAATCTGTACCAGTTGTGGTAGTAATTATGTTATCTTGAAAAATAACACTTCCTACTTCAAAATAAGGAAGGTTCATTGAAGTAGTATATAAATCTTTAGTGTAAACAGCTCTCCATCTTACTGAACTAGAACCAATATCATATGTAGCATCAGTTTGAGGAATAATATCACTAGTAACGCTGGCATTAAAAACAATGTTATCGGTTAGTGCGTCACCAATTTGAATGTTGCCGCCGATCACTACATTTCCAGAAGTATTAATATTTCCAGAAACATCAAGATTTCCTGTAATATTTGTACTTGCTGAAATATTAACTGTGCCGGTACCGTTTGGTGCTAGATCAATTGAACTGTTAGAAACAGTAGTAGAAATAGTATTTCCTTGTAATTGAAGATCATCAATTTGAAGTCTGCTGTGATAAACAGTTGCTTCGCCGGCAGCGGCTTGAAATACTATTGTGCTGGTATCGCTGGTAATTGTATTGCCAGTAAAGTGTAAATTACCGACATTAATTTGTGTGTCAACAGTATGATTTATACCGTGTATATTACCGTTGACATCTAGGTCTGTAGTGGGGGCTGCTGTACGTATCCCGATACGAGAGTTAACAACATCCAAATAGAGAAGATCAGTCTCAAAAGCTAAATCCACACCATCTCTGATGAGATTTGACTTTAAGAGCTGACCGGAAATACGACCAATAGCCATTAGCTCTCCTTAACAGACCCCGTGTTTCACGGTTAACCTAATTTGGACTAACGTCCGCAGCCTTATGGCTCTTTGCTGGTTTACCACAGTCGGATCTTGCAAAAGTTTTGGTCTACCTTTGCAATTAGTAGTATTTATACCAAATGGAGAATTAGCCGAGGACTAGGGTCCAAATGTTTCCAATATCGTACATAAGTTCTTGTGTAACTTCGATACCACCACCTGTTGCCACTGACCATACAGTACCATCAAAACATTCCAGGTACCCTCTTTCTGTGTTGTATCTAGTTTCACCTACTTCTGGACTTAAAGGACGTTCGCTATCGGATCCGTTAGGAACAACCATACCGTTTGTACCGGTAAACTGAATGTATCCTATTCCTGTAGACTGTAATAATAAAGGATTGTTTTCTGGATTTATTATAGCATTTTCGTTAAATGCAATTTTTTCTAAGTATGTGTCTGCTGAATCGGCGGTTATTATTAAATCTTCATTGGACTGTGTTGTTGTAATTGTAGTTGTAACACCGTTAATTTCTACTTGATCACTGATATAAGCATAAGACGTATGGATACCTAATCCTGAATTTCCTATCGAAGTCCAATCAGATTGATAAACTTTATCCCAACGCTTTGTAGGTTTCCCTAGATCATAAACTTCATTGTTACCTAAGACAATTGTTTGAGTAAAATCGGTATTAATACTAGCAGTATCAGTAGTTTGGTCACCGATAGTTAGAGTACCAATTCCTGTTAAATCTCCCTGTAACGTTATGTTCCCTGTTACAGTTAAATTTCCTGTAATGTTTGTGTCTGCAATAAAATTAACTTTGCCTGTTCCGTTAGGATCAAATACAATATTTGAATTGCTAATACTGCTAATTTGATTATCGTTGAATATTAAACTGCTGGTAGTTAATCTATCGTGAAAAATATCACTTCCGGCTATCATAACCTGTATGCCGCCAACTGAAGTTGTAAATGTATTTCCGTTATTAATTTTAAGATTTCCAGCAATTAACTGTGTATCAACAGTTAAATTATGGCTATGAATATCTCCGTCTACATCTAAGTCGTAGGCAGGCGGAGATTTTTTTATACTAACTCGTTTATTTGTAACGTCAAGGTATAATAAATCAGTTTCAACAGCGATGTCAATGCCGTTTCTTTGTAGGTTAGCGGTTAATAATTTTCCACTAATTCGGCCAAGCTGAGACGAATAATTAGGTTCACTACCGTAGGTGTTTGAACCTAATAGACCGTCATCATCGCCCAATATACCCATAATTTAGTCCTTAATCGTTACTAGCCATTTCAATAGCGTGTACACTTGTTACTACGCTATTAGTTAAACTTGTTGGTCGACAAGTAATTTCTATTCTGTTTGTTGTAGAATTCCACTGTCCGTCAAAAGTAGCAAGAGGAGTGGCACTTGAATATGTAACACCGTATGCAGTAACGTAAACAACGTCATTTACATATCCTCTTATAGCAATGATATCGCAGGCCTGTGTTTGCCAACTAAGTCCACCATCTTCATAGCCTTCTACCATAACAAATAATTTAATAGCGTGTTGATATTGACCTGTTGAAGTGTAGATAACTGTATCAACACCTGCTAGACAAGATGTTGAATCCTGGTGACTCTGTTTAACATCTCCAGGATAATTTACATTACCTAATGTATCAATACTAACTTCATATCCATCTTGAGAAATTGCAGCAGGAATTGCACCCGAAGCTGCAAAAGTAATAGTATCCGTTGATGAATCAGTTGTAATTGTTATTCCAGGACCTTCTACTAATGTCAGCGTATCACTCGAGCTATCTGCAATAACGTTTGATTGTCCTGCAACAACAATAGTTTTAAATGAATCTGATACTGCTCCAGAAACTATATTGTTTAATAGGTTAGAAGGAATAGTACAAAATACTGTTTTGCCGCCTTCTAGAAAATTAACTGGGAAATTGCCGTTTGAAGAACTGTATATAACGTCTCTTGATAAAGATTCTGTTCCGCTAGAATTAGTATATGTGCCTCTTCCTACTTCCCAATTGCCGGCAGCATCTTCAATTCCGTAATAACATTCATTTCCAGAACCAACTGCCGAAAACGATTGAAAACCGGGAATTACAGTTTCTAATGTTATTGTACCTGTGCCGGTACTATATGTTCTAACTTTAACCTTATCAGCAACAACCAGGGCCATTACATATCTCCAAATCGATATGTATATTTACCCGTTTTTGGTTTTAGTTAGCGAATCCAAAGTATACTGTTACGTATTTTCCTGTAGGAACTGGGCTTGTAAAAATAAGATATGCGTTTCCGCTACCACCGTAGTTTGAATTTAATGTAAAGTTAGTTGTAGAAATTTGAAATACATTTTCTACCAATACAATAATATTATCTGCTGAACTAGGAACAGCATATAATGGGCCAAAGTCTGTCTGTATATCGTCACCTGGGCCTAAAGTTTGTTTATAAATTGAAGATGCGCCCGGAGCTCTAATAACTTCCCAGGCATTGCCTACGTAGCCTTCTATTGAATTTGTTGTTGTGTTATATCTAATTGTACCGTTAGCATCTGTAGGCTGACGAACTCCTGTTAGCTGAGGACGCTGAGATTGTGTGCCCTTAGGTAACATTAGGCCACCGTGGCTATTCATTACTACGCGGCCGCCAGGACCGTTAGCATCTGGATAGGCTATTAATGTTCTATCGTTGATACTAAACTTAGAAATGTTTTTAGTCTTTAAGAATTTCATACTTCTAATGCGCTCACTGTTACAGACAATTTGCTTGCAGAACTAGTACCTACCCAAATTTCGTCGCCACTTTCTAATACAACTCTTTCTTCACTAAAAAATACAGTTTCGCCTGCTGGAACGGTTAGGTTGTTTACAATTAAATTTCCGTTAGTTGCAGATTTACCATTTCGAACCAAATAAACATTTACATTAACTGCATTTGTAGTTTCGTCGGCTGCGCTAGGTGCTGCTGTGTTACAAAATGCAATAGTAGTAATTGCATTAATTCTTCCAGTAGCTCCGCCGACACCAATTGCTGCACCAGTTGTTGAACTAGTAAAGACTTTTACGGGAGAAGTTACACTAATAGAATCAATTAATGCTATTGTGCCTTCCGGAGTTTCGTAATTTCTAATCATATTTTTCTCTTAAAATAACATACTGAACACAAGTGCTTTATTTTTACTTATTAACTCGCCATTTCTTTTCGAAGTTTGTGTACTGTCGTTGACAAACCAAATTCCAGAAGAACCTACGCCCGGACTAGCAGCGTAAATTAAATTGCTGTCTGAAACATACGCAGGTGTTACAGCAATTTTATCTAATTGAACAGCGTAGTTAGTTTGTAATTTACCAGTTCCTTGTGTTCTAACATATATATTCTCGTTGGTAATACCTGCTTTGGAAGTAATTTCTGTTCGAGAAGGGCCACTACCTAATTCTAAATTTCCTAATTCAACTCGATTAGTAAAAAACTGGCTTACTAGATAAGAATCTACAACAATAGAAACTGCACTTTCTCCAAACGTCGAATATCCAGTAGTGTTTGTAAAATATTCTAACGAACCTGCCTGAGTTGATATATTAGGTGTAATGTCTTTGTCAGAAATAATAACACTGGTATCTTGACTTTGAGGAGCAACAATCTGGAAGGTTGGGTTATTTAAAATTGCATTATCAACATATAACTTATTTGGAATATCATCGTCGTGTATAACGTGTTCCTCATATGTATCTGTTCCAAAAACGGATATTACTCCAGTTCCAGAACCAATCAATGTTAAGTCTCCGTATCGACCTTGACCTGAAAAATTTAAATTTTCAGTTTCATTATCTGTTAAAATTGTATTAACTTTAATACCAACTTCACTGTAGTTGAATGGGCCTGGAGAATCATTGGCTGCAAACAACCAAGTCTTTGATGATTCCTCAAATAACAACATTGCAGGAGTTAAATCACCCCTATCAATTTTTACTCCCGAATAACCTAAAGTTACTCCTGATCCTGTTTCTCCAGCATTTAGTGTTATAATATTGTCATTGATATCTAAATTTGTAGCAGCAACAGAAACTGTTTGACCTTCTACAACTAAGTCCCCTGTAACTATTACACTACCACCAGCAGAGGCTGGACCGGTGTCAAACTTTATTTTGGCACCGTCGGCAGTTTTAATGTTATAATCACCGTTTACACGGAGAAACTGTCCCATTGTTAATTCCTAAATTAAGTTGGTGTTAAGAAAATTTGATCGCCTGTAGAGTCTGCATAGTTGCCTAATCTCCAAGTATATCTTACACCGTTAAAGTCAATAGCTGTACGCTTTTGTAGTTTAGCAATTCTAACAGCACTTGCATCAGCGCCTGTTTCTAAATAACCTGTTAGGCGCATTTCTCCAGCAGCACTAGGTGTTCCGCTGACTAATTTGCAAATTGCTTGTGTGCTAGATGAAGTATCTTGAACTAGGTATCTCTTAGAACCTTTTTGCTTAACAATAAACACATCAGTTTGATTAGAACCAATGTATGCTTCGCAGCGAATACCTGCATCGCCTGTGTAGGTGCCAAATACCTTAACACCATTCTTATCTGATTTTACTGGACGTCCCATTTGTTTTCTCCTTGTGTTGACGTTCTAGGCCTACGCGGTGGGTGCCGCATAAATCACTTAGATACTTTATTTATCCAGCCAAACAAAAAGCCCCTTTCGGGGCTTTTTGAATACGTTGTATAATCTTTTTAAAGATTAAGCAAAACGTAGGTTTGCAGATGTAACATCAACAAGAGCCAAGTAGTCAGCAGCATTACCTAGAGATGATGCTGTGTTTGTTAACTCAACATAACCGTATCTGGTCATGAAAGAAACTACTGGTTCAAATGTAGATGGATCTAATACAACACCGCTGCTCATCAATGGAATGTATGGGCAGTAGAATGCTGCTGCGTCAGACTCGGAAGTACCTTTGTAACCAATCAATACTTTGTCGTCTTCTGCGTATGTGTTTACATACACTTTCATTGCGCTGTTCAATGTACCAACGAACTTGGTGTTTGTTGGAGCTTCGAAAGTGCCTTCTGTAGTGCGAGCAAAAGCAGAAGTTGTAGCAGACTGTAATAGTGTTAATACAGTTGGTGATACAACAGCCCAGTTACCTGCGCCACGACGTGTACGTTGTGCGATCAAGTTAGAAGCACGGTTGATTTGAACAGCTAGAGCAGCGTGTTCGTCACCAACGAATGTAGCTGTACCAGAAACTGCTGCTTGGTCGTATGTTAATACGGCTGTACCAGCTAGTGTCTTCAAGCTACGTAGAACTTCTTGATCAATCTCAGCTGTGATCTCTTGTGCAAGAGCAGCCATGATTTCTGCTTCGATGTCAATACCTTGTTGGGCTTGTGCATCTTGAGCAGCTTCAAATGTCCAGCGAGCAGACAACTTACGTGTCTTAGCTTCGACTGTTTGTTTCAAGATTTGAATGCTTAGTCTGTTACCTGCTACGCCTTCTAAAGCTGCTGTAGAAGCTGCCTTATCAGAACCAGATACACCAGAATAGCCTTCAGCAATCTTGAATGGGCTTAGTGCCTCATCGCCAGCTGTAGTGTTACCACCAGCAGAACCACTGAATGTGTCGCTGTAGCGAACACGTAGAGTATGGATCTGACCAACTGGGCCTGTCATTGGTTGTACACCAACTAGTTCATTAGCAATGACTGTTGGCATTACACGTCTGATCACAGGTAGGATCACACGATTTAGGGTTGCAACGTTACCGGCGGAAGTAGCACCAGCTGTAGCACTCTCTGCCAAATACTTGCGGGTATTCTCTAGAGTAGTTGCCATAACTGTACGCTTGTTACCTTGTAGGCCTTCTAATAGAGCCTCTTTAGTTTCCGACCAGCGTGACTCGAGTAGTTGTGACATATTTGTTCTCCTTAAACTTTAAGTCCCGCAAGCCTGCGGATGTCAAAAATTTCTGCGGTTTTTTCTTCTTTACCGCTAGATTGTGGTGCCTGTTTATCGCCTGTAATTTCTTTAGCCTCTGAGAGTACTTTCTTCGCCGGTGTACCGCCATTCATTACTGCTGGCATATACTTGTCGAAAGCTGTACGTAGCTTTTCAGTTTGAACTGATTCTAATAGACTGCTCATTACTTCACGCTTATCTCCAGTCAACGGGCCTAGCAATTCGCTCATAACTTCCTTGCGTTGGTTGTTTTCTTTGATAATACGTAGTTCACGTTCTTTGCTTTCTACTAGTGATTGTGCTTCTGCAACAACTTTTGCTGCTTCTTCTAGCTCTGCTTCTTTGGTAGCAACTACCTTTAGAAGTTTTGCTGTTTCAGATTTCTCATTTAGGTGAGATGCAGCATACTCGCTTGCGAAAGATTCAAAAATTCTGCGACCAAAGTCATTTCTACGAGCTGCATCAATGTCTTCACGTAGTTGAGACATTTCAGTGCGTAGACCGCCCTGAACTGTTTCTGCAACCATTGTAGAAGCTTTGCTAATAAATTCTTTCTTGAGAGATTCGAACTTAGCCTTAGACTCACGTACTAAACGTACTTTAGTTTCAGCTAGGTCTTTCTTATCTGTGTGGAATTCTGCGATTTCTTTCGCTAGAGCATCCACAATAAAAGATTCTAGTTTAGCAACATTGTTGGCAACTTGCTTACGATCTTCGTGTAGTTCTGCAAGTTCTTTCTTAAGATTTGAAAGAACAAATGATTCCATTGCTGCGGAATCGTCTTTCATCTTTTGAACATAACGAGCACGAGCTTCAATTAGACCTTGGCGATCTTCTGCAAGTTCGCCTAATTCTGCTTGTAAACGATCAGTTAGCATAGCTTCAACAGCTTCTACCATTGCTGATTTATCGTGTTCGTATTTTTGTGCAAATTCTTCACGTAGTGTAGCAGTGACTTGCTCACGGTTTTCTTGAATTCTGCTTTCCCAAGCAGTTTCAATTTCCGATTTGATTTCTTCGGAAATCACATTGTTTTCGAACAATTGTTTTACGATGTCTAGCATTGTGATTCTCCTACTGTTATTTGAGTCCAGCGATTATTCGCTTAAGACCCTCTGCTAAGTATTTTTGTGCCTGTGGGTCGCCTTTAACTTCTTGTGCAATTCTATAAGCCTGATAGCCACCTGTGTTATTCATTAGGTGTTCATAAACTGGTGTTGGATAAGCGCCTGGTGCGCTAGGTTGAGCAACAACGTCAACTGTAATAATTTCAAACCCGTTAACTTTTCCTTCGTTATCAACTTCACCTGATCCACGAGAGGAAACGCCAAGTTTAACTCCTGACTCCAACATTGTCTGTACTAATTGACCCATTGGAGTTGGGAGGATTTTAAGTTTTCCGTAGCCGTTAGGACCATCCATCCACATCTTGGTAATCATATGACTAACACGATCTAGATTGATTCTTAAATCCTGCGGGTGATCAACTTCGCCTAGCACTGAATATCCG